TTATTTTCCATTATCTTCGACTTTAGTGGATTTAACTGAGTCTACTAAACCCTTCACTTCACCGAGTAACGCAGTAACTTCGGATAAGCTTCTTAGAGTCTGATTTTTATCCTCTTTGTGATTGATTGGTGGTTCATATAATTTATATAGAAGATTTTCCAAAATTCGCAGAGTTTCTTTGTTGAACTTCTCTCCATTATTGATTACAATAAATTCTCCATTTCCATCATTTTCAATTTTTTGAACATAATCTACAGCCTCTTTAATAGTACATCCAAGATTTGATTTATATGAATATAGCTCAGCAAGCCTCGTTAATCTGTTAGCTTGAAAAAACATCCAAATAGTTAAGAATATTATAGGAGAGCAAACTGCAATTAACATTAAATGATTCTCATATTTGATTGGGCTTTCAATGGAGTTATTACAAAACTGATATATATAAAAGAATAAATATGATAACCCAAGGATTAAAGAGAGAATAATTGCTGGACGTAAATATGCTTTTCTTTCTTTTTTTAATTCATTATGTTTTTCAAAAAATTTCTTTGAAAGAATCTCTGTTGTTTCATCAAATGTCTTTTCTGTGATTAAATCATTTAACCTACTTACTTTTATCCCTGCATCACTTAAATTAGTTTGCACTTTATTAATTTCTGGTTCCAAAGCTATAACGCTTTCCCTTGACCTTTCTAATTCCTCAGATAAGTTAACAATATTAGCTTTATATTTTTCATCAATTAAATCTATATTATATTTCAGCCTGAAATCAGAAAATATTAGAATATAATCATCATACAAGGATTTGATTGTTTTGAAAGTCGTTGAAAAATTTTCATCAGTAACTGCTACTGCTTTATCTATGATTTCAATGGATGGATATAAGCGCTTTTGTATATCATCTAATAATAAAATATCTACGCTGAGCGGCTCTGATTTATCTATAAAGAAAATTATCTCATTTAAATAATATATTATTCTTTTAATATAATCATTGGTTCTACCACTTCTTTCAACAATATCATGAATAGCCCTTTGCAATTCATTCAAAGTTTCAGTTGCATTATCATAGGACTCCTTCACATCTTTCACTTTCGCCATCCTTATTATATTTTATTATTTTCACAAATATAAAAATAAAATAGGACAATATAAATGATTTGAGAAAAAGTTATTAACACTTCTTACTCTTGATATATTCCACTAATTCATTGTTGTTTCCTCTTTCATAACCAATCTCATCACCAGTGTACACATAATAATGAAACAGATTAATTGGAATGTAATATCTATCTCCATAATACCCCTTGCCTTTCTTAGGTTGAATCCAGACATTCTTTTGCAATCGCATGTCAGACACTTTTATATCTTTCAGATTACAGATTAAGACATGGTCAGGGGAATTAAACAGAAAATTAATGTAGTAAGCTTTGTTCATGTCTGAATCAATCATCGCATTATACTTATCAACCTCTATCATCACATCAAGATATTCAGGCTTCAGGTGACGGTTCTTTAGTTCAATGGCAACTGTACTATGTGAGTGACCAGTTGCATACCAATCAATTCTACTATTCTCTATCTGTTTCTCAATATCCTTAAACCAGCGACACCCTTTACGACTTATCATGATTCTGAATAAGTTATCATCCAATTCTTCTGCTTGTGTCGCATACTTAATGCTTTCATTTGTCCATATACCAGCCATAGTCAGCAACATTTTTATTATCCTCAGAGTTGAGGTTATTTTTTGTTGCTTTCGCTGCCTTGACAAATACAGTGTGGGTAGCATCTTTCATTTTTTGTTCAAATTGATGGAGTTTGATTTGAACCAGAAAACAGTTCAAAGCTAATAGAAGCATACATAATGATATTAATTTTTCCATTTTCATAATTTCTTTGTTTACCAATAAATATCTGGTAATCTTCAATAATTCCAAAAAATGACAGAAAAGATGAAGAAAAAGTGTGATTTGGATGAAAAAAAAGAACCACCTATTACAGGCAGTTCTCTTCATATCAATTAATCACTTTATTCAAAAGTTACTCTTTCACATAATCAGGTATTTTTGTAAAAATATACCATTTGTCTATTGGTCTTTCAATAACACCAGTACCTTTATCAAACTGATATTTATCCATATTAACGGTTATGCAATTATTTATTTTATCAAAGTATTCAATAATATCTAATCGCATGTTTAAATATTCAGCATGAGATTTATAACCAAGTTTCTCACAGAAATTTTTCGATAAGTCATTTATTGATAATAATATTTCATCACTCAAAACTACATGTCGAAATTTCCCATTTTCAAATGTTTCACCTAAAAAGGTATTTAGTTCTTGTTTATTCATTATTATATTTGACGGTTGACCTATACACCGTCAGGTTCTAAATTAAAATTATTATAAAAAGGACACCTTTTATTTAAGCCGCTCTCGAATTTATAGAATCCATTATTTCATCACATTCTTTTCTCATTTGTGACAGCATGTCGAATGTTATTGTATATATAGTATCTTCATCACCTTCAGTTCTATAATTGTCGATATCAATACCCATCCATGTGTTTCCAATCCAGTCAATAACGAATACATCAATTTTTTTTGCGATTGACAGGTAGAGTTCTTCTTCAATATTCATATTGCATTCTTCTTTCATTGTATTAATATATGATGCAACTAATGAGGTTAGACTAATATTCACATTTTCCCCATCACACTCAAAAGGATATTCATTATTCAACCATATACATTCAAAGATTTGTGGCGCATGTATTTGAGATATAAATACATTATATTCTATTGATTCTAAATTAAATATATTCATGAATAACTCAACATTTTCAAAAAACACATCTTTTGCGGTTAGTAAAGTTAATGGTACATCTACCATAATTTTGCCACTTCCATCGGATTCTATTATATACAGTCTTTGTTTTTCTGTTAAATAGAATTTAGTTTCTTCAACTGTTGAATTAGCATTTTGACACTCTGCAATTACTGCATTTACACTCTCTTCTTGGATAAATTGAATCTTTTTCATTTTTGTTATTTTTTTAGTTTATAATATTGAAATTTAATAATTTGAAAATTCTATGATATTTGTGTCAAAATTCTTTTTAAAGAAGTTTATTATGGCAGTCTTTTTTTCTACCGTAACCAATTTCAGGCTATTCTTATAACCTGATGTACGCCCGCCAAAGCATTCATGTGCAATAACTTGAAGTCTCAACATGAATAGTGATACTATTAGTTTTTCATCCTCATTCAATTTTGCGGTTGGGACAACTAATGCGGTTTGGTCTTTTACAATGATGTGAATTAAAGTTTTCATAATTATATTTTTTATGAGTTAATAAATTGTTTAATGTTTATCAGAACTGTTTTTGTTTTGATGTCTGCAAATGTATGAAGAGATAAATTGAATATGAAAAAGGGAAATGGCGCAACTGATTATCAGATAGTTATAATTCAAAATGGGAAATAGAGGGAAATAACAGGGAAATTTGATAGGAAGGGTATGAAAAAAGGGAAATATTTGACTATTTCCCTTTTAATTTATCAAGTTGGCTGAACATTAAATACTTTTCTAATATATCGTTCTTGGTTGTTTCTATCTGATTTAACTTGAAAGTTGTGTCAGGAACTCCATACCAATCACATAGGATTAGTTTTTTAAATTTAGTGAATACTCTTGTATTTTTGAATACTGGCAAATCATATAATATGGCGCAAATTGCTGTTAATGTTCGCTTATCACATCTCCCAGAGGTGATAAAGAAGCTCTCATCAATTCTACTGAATAATTTTTCAACTTCTGGTCGGAGTGGTATTTTAATACCAAGTTTATATAATATATCTTCTTTGGATAACTTTTTAGGGGTATTCATTTCTTGGTTCATTTCTATACTTTTTCTTGAAATAGTAGGTGTAGGAAATGATTGGCTGCTTTTATTGGTACTATTAATTTTATTAAGTAACGCCATTTGTTTTATTTTATCTTCACCATCTTGAAAAAAAGCACTAAGGGTTTTGTCTCTAACATGTATGTGTCCTAACTTTGCACTACTGAAAAATGGTTCAAAAAATTGGTGTTGAATAAAATCCACTATTGTATAGCAATGATAAACAATTATATCATCTATTAAATTGGGGTAATTATAATTCCAAGGTCTAAAAGTTTCATTCTCCAATAAAGAAGAAATGAAATTTATATGTTTCTCATCTTCCCATTTTTTTTCAGATATCAATAACTCATAAGTTTCAATTACTCTATCAGTCAAAATCCCTTTAATCGTAGAAACTAATTTGTTGAAATAATCAGTTATAAAAACAAAGTCCTTTCTTCGGCTATAAATCGACTGTGGAACTAAATAAAACAAAGTATCATAACATCCTCGAATCCGATTGTCATTCCGATATTGGTTACATGCTTTTATAAAATGAAATAATTGTTCTCCTGTCGGTGTTTCTCCTGTAGTAAGTTTAGTTAAATAACAATTCATGAGTTCATAAAACTGATTTAAATAATGATAATGTCTATCACTAATCATCCAACAAGTAGAAAATTCTTCATCACTAAACCAAAACAGTTTTATTTCAACAAAATCTTCTCTATTAAAACTAAGTGAATGGTTTTCTGAATAGAAATCATATATTTCATCTAAGGTTTCTCTATCATTAAAACCCTCAAAACTATTCGATTTATTATGGGTGGTTTCATAGCCCTTGTATTTTTTGAGTAAGTGCAAATTTGCACAATCAATCTCCTCACCTGATGGTGAGAAAAAATAAACTTGATATATATATTTCTTCATGTGAGCCTTTGGTTAATGATACCGTAAATATAGTTAGAATTTATAATTTCCTCCAAATCCTACATATACATCAGGCTTTCGATTAAACATCCCATATCCAGTCCCAATCTGCACCCCAAAGTTTATCCTGTCAGTCCACCTTCCCTTGGACTGTTGGGTAATAGTTGTATTAAACTGCCTATACTTCATCGTTATCTCAATGTTATCTAATGAAGCCCGATAACCTGATACACTTGCTCTGTATTCAACTGTATCTTGTTTTTCTGTAGTTAGCTGATTGGAATAAGTTTGTTGCTCTATTGGGATATATACAGGTATCATGATGCTATCAACATTATACACTATATCTCTGACTACTTCTTTTGTCCTTCTCTCTATAAGTTGGGGAACTGTATCTCGTACTATCTGCGTGATGTATACTGTGTCAATAGTGGTTATTGCGGCTGGGGTGGACTTATTATTCCTGGTCATCAGGAGCAAGCCCACCAGTAGAGCTATTAATAGAATCGTTGGTATTATGTTTTTCATTATTCATATTATGTTTTCATTTTATTATGCAGCTTTTGCATCAGCCACTATAGCATCAGTTATATGCTTAATATACTGACACATATATTCCTTATCTTCTAATTCTAAATCTTGGGATTTAACATACCGCATAAGCCTATTAGCTTTACCTTCTAAGTCATTAACCACCTGATAGGCAGCTAATCCCTTTTCATTATAGATAGACAAATCACACATTTTTTGTATATTAGGGACAATGTAATCCAATGTTTGCTCATATAACGATTTTTCATCTACCTCTTCATTTGAAAGTGCAATCTCATTCTTATAATGTTTTCTCTCTTTCTTTCTTATAGAATTGACTTTGCACTTTTGGCTTGTCTTGTTATATTTCATAATAGAATTCTCTTTTCTCCAATTCTTCAATGTTCTTAGGCTTATCTTTAAACCATAATTTTCAAAGATTATCAGGTTCTCTTTATCTGTTAAAGAGCAATCATATAATTCTCCAATCTTATTATAGTTAATCATTTTCTTTGTCATTGCTAATACTTGTTTCTTGTTTAAATTGTGTTGTTTACAGTACTCTGGGTTGATTATATACTCTCTCTTATCCTTCTTGCTACCTAATGAATCATAATGGTTTAAATCGGCTGAAAATGCGTTACATGCAATACCATACAACATCTTCTTATCAATAATATCTTCTTTATTAGCGATATAGAAATACAACTCATTCACAAGACTCTGTAATAGGTGTTCAAAGGGTAAATTCTCAATCATAAACCTTCTTAGAATACCATTCAGGAATAATTTCTTTTTTCTGCCTTCCCCATTCTTAATTCTTCTTACAGTTGAATGTCTGCCAACGATTTCACCAGCATCATTCACAATTTTATTGTCAAACCAATACCTTTTAATTTCAATGTAGTTGTCTGGTAGCACAATATAAGGTGTACTACTATCAACTTCTGGTAATGGTGTATGTTGGAAGAATGGATATATAGAATTATATTTTTCAACCAGTTCCTTCAGTGATAAGTTCCAATAGTCATTTACATACTCTTCATTTGAAAGTGCAATCTCATTCCTATAATGTTTTTTCTCTTTTTTTCTTATAGAATTGACTTTGCACTTTTGAATCTTATTGTTGTATGTTAAATTAAAATCACTAACGCTATGCGTAGCACCAATATGTATTAAAGCATTGTTGTTAGTACCTATAATGGCTTGGCATAAGTTCTTTCCACAATTATCCTTTAGTTCGATGTTGTTATTAAGTATAATAGCATCATATAACGCCTTATAGGTGTGTGCAGAAGTAATAATTGTATCGAATACATAAAGTAATCTGTATCTAAATCCCTTACCTTCAACTCCATTACTAAATGTGGTATAAGCTATGGTCGGTATATTCTTTAAACCTGATATAAATTCAGGCATAGGTATATTGGAATCATCAATATCTACCATTATAATGGATGTATTAATGAAACTTCCATAGTTACGGTTTGTCTGTGTAATTTCGGTTGTGTAATCAGTTGTAAAATTGGAAGAAATAACATATCCCTGTCTAATATATTGTGTTAATTCTTCAATAGTTATGTTCTGTTTGCGGTAATGAAGCCAGTTAAGCTTTACTTCTGCTTTAGACTTGTGTCCTGTTAATGATAATGTAATATCAAATTTCTTTTCATTTGCCATTTGGTTTTAAAGCATGAAAATCCCTTACGGGTTATTGTGGGTCTTGGTTTCATTACAGAAAGGAATAAATGGGAGATGATAAACCAAATGACCAAAAACACATCTCCCAAAGAGCTTGCAAATTCTTTCCTTTATATTATATAAGTATTTGTAACTTTCAAAGAATTCATAGGGATTTCCCTATTTCTTATCTATATTAGCAAATATACAACTTTTCAACCATATTTACCAGTCTAAATGTATGTTATTTTCATTGTAAATCATTAACACAAAACAATTTTAGTGGGGTGTTCTTTTCAAGGGGGTGCTTTTTCTTTGAAGGGGTAGTGTTTTGTGTGGGCACTACTTTACATTGGGTACATAATTTTCTTCTCCCAGAAAAATATTCCAACAAAAGATGAGAATAATGACTTAACCTTGAAATTATTTGGTTTGAACTTATATTTATTGATAAAGAAATAATCAAATAATATACAATAAATCATGACAATTTCAATCATCCTATTTTTAAGCCTATGCACACTTCTTCTAATATATTCCTGCTATATGTTGAATAACTACAAGAAGAAAGTTTCAAAAGACCTAAATGACACCCTTACTCGAATGGCACTATATAAGTTATGCAGTCAGTTGGATGCTGACACAACGCTTACAGTGATTCAAGATAACGTTGTTATTGGTAACAAAAAGATTGATGTCTTTATATCTTCAGTGGAGATTACCTGTATTGATAACGAGAATAACAATAATGCTATTAACCAATTCTGCCATGTAAATAGTGAACGAATAACTGAATATACCATTCAAGACAATACTCACAGTTTCCAATTCATAGTTTAAAGTAGATAGTGGGTGCAGTCTCTATTATGTTACTCTTCTATTAGTTTGTAGCAAAGGAATGAGTGTTGTTCCCAATATCCAATATTAATTCATACTCTGAGTAATTAAGTTTTTATTTTTTTTGAGAAGTCCTTCATTGTGAAATGAGGGATTTTTTATTTCCCACCACATGTAGCATTATTTTCATTTTACATCCAAGATTTCAAAATTTTACAAGTTGAGTAATTTATTTAAAAGTCAAAAAATAGTTTTCATTAAAATTCTACTTTAACATTGAATTATATGTACTAAAACAACCTAAAAGCACCATTAATAGGGGTTTTTAGATAGCTTTCTCTAAATATCAATTCATATTTAACTTAATCCATAAGTTCAATTCTATAATCAACTTTAAATTTCAAATCAACTTAATAATTGTATAAATATATCGCATTATGTTTGCATTGACAGAAACCGAAAATGGAACTAACAATAATGTAAATATAGAAGATTATGAAAACAACAGATTTTAATCAAGCAGCAGTGTATGTGGGTACTTACTACAAGTACTATGAAGGTTCAATTGAGGGTGAATGGTTAACCCTTAGTGACTATTCTGATAAGGAAGATTTTATGAAAGCATGTGCAGAACTACATTCAGATGAAGAAGATGCAGAATACATGTTCCAAGACTGGGAATATATATCCGATAGTCTTATTGGTGAATCTTGGATTTCTGAAAAGTTCTGGGAGTTGAAAGATGAAATTGAAAACAATTCTATTAATGAAGATGCATTTTTTACGTGGCTAAATCTCAAATCTATTGATATTGATTCCGAAGATGCAGCAGATATTATCAGCAAGTTTGAAGATGCTTTTCAAGGTGAGTTTAAAGATGAAGAAGATTTTGCTTATGATATAGTAGAACAATGTTATGAACTTCCAGAATTTGCGAAAACATATTTTGATTATGAAAAGTTTGCAAGGGATTTATTCATGGGTGATTATGATTTTGATAATGGGTATGTGTTTTCAAGTTATTAATTTATAAATCAAATAGTTATGAAAAATAATTGGTACACAAGTAATAGTATAGTGTTGTTTCAAAATAAATATTGGAGCATTGAGAAGATAAGAAATGGTGAAATTGTCATTGTTAGCAAGCATGGTGAAATTTCACACTCTTATTTTCATTCAGAATGTAATATGTTATATGTAGACAGAAAAAACTATCCTAAATATATAGAAGTAAAAGCAATAGAACTATGTAAGAAGTATGTACACTCAATCTATTGTGAAACTGATATAATGTTTAACCATATAATTAAAGCACCCTTGCAAAAAGAAAAATATACTGTTAATGAATTAAATTTTGAATTATGAAAGAAGTGAATAAAACAATTAGAAAGCTGATAGAAGCTAATTTGAACACAGTATTTTCGTGGGGTTTTTATGCTTATACTATCAATCCTACAAACATAGAGTTTTGCGTTGAAGGATTTAAACATAGCGGAACAGTAAGAATAGAACTCAATCAATTAAACTTATTCGATATAGTTCTGTATGATGCCAATGACAAAGAGGTAAGCATTATTAGGGATGTATATGCAGAGGATTTAATTGGTACTATTGATTATGCAGTAGAACGAACGGATGATTATATGAAAGATATTAAAGCCTATTATAAGTTATAATAGGTAATACACCATTATCCAACATTATATAAAGGAGTAGCAACATCAACTACTTCCTTTTTTTGTGCCCATTCCGTAGGGAAATCCCTATTTCTTCACTTATTTGATATTTTTTTTTGATGTTTACAAATTTGATTTTGAAATTACACCTTTTTGAAGAGCTAAACCCCCACACAAGCTATATAACCAATGTTTTTCAGATTTAATATTAATCTATATTTAATTTGTTGATATAATGAACTTTTTAAGTGGTTTCAAAATTCCACAAATCGCTAATAATCAATAAATTAGAGATTTAATGAATTTATTTGTGTATATAATTGGGACTGGTAAATGTGGCTAAAAAGTTGTATATTTGCTTAAAAGAGAAAGAAATAATGAATAACATGCTGTAAAACATCTTTTTATTTAACAACTTCCTAAAATGAACATATACTTATTGGTATAACAAAAAAATAAAAACTAAAAAAATACAACTATGGAAAAAAATGAAATGTACTCTCCGAAAAATGCAAGTGAAATGATGAAATTTAATAATGCAATATGCTATGCAATGGAATGTATCGAGAGTTTTGTTATGCGTTACTTTGAAAAATTTATTGAAGATAAATACAGCGATATAATAACAAGAAATATCGATGGAACTTTAACTATTAAGGAATCTTTACGTTCAATAACTCGTTCAAGTGAAGTCCACGATGAAATATTAAAAGGAATTTCTAATTATTCTAATAGAGAAAAAATCGATAATTACATTAAATTGCGAATAATTAATGAGATAAAGAAAATAGAAAATGACAAACTTATTATTACATATAAGTCAGTGTATGGAGATGAGCTCATTTACCAAATTGACGTGAAATAAACAATATAATATTATTATAAAAGGAAGTAGCACACAAAACTACTTCCTTTTTTTGTGCCCTATCCTGAAGGATGAACACCCAACACAAACAAATATTAATGACTGATTTTAAAGCTGTTTTTGGTACTTACTTTTCAGACCCACAATCCTATACAACGCAATAGATAATACAATGTAGAGCCTTATATGCAACCACACCACATATATAAGACAATACTGTGTAAGCACAAACAATGAAAGCATACATAAATATCTATATATCAATGCAGTAATATCAAATTAAAATACATATTGTATATTTTGTGCATATCTTTTCACTTTGAGGGAGTGAGGGGGTAATTTTTTAACAGAGTGCAACACCCTCTTAAACCCACACCTTACCCCCCTTTGTGATAAAGCCAATTTTCACTTTTTTGGTAAGGGTCAGTGCCACCTAATTTACTTTATCTTTTACAAATTCAAGTATTTTCCAAATATCTCTTAGTGACTGTTTATAACCAGCACTTCTGAAAGAGAACTTTTCAAGAACTTCATTTTTATTGTAATTCAATAGCAATAGTGGATTATTCCAGATGTCAGGGTAATATTCTTTGATTTTTTCCTTAACTAAATCAAAACCATCTAATCTCAACTTTCGGGCTTGTATGGGTCTACCCTTATATGTCTTATGTTCATCCAGATATTTGTTATACAAGATTTCAACTTGTTTCCAAGAAATGTCATTGTTACTCATGATATTAATGTGTTTATGTGTTCTACACAAATATAGCTATCAAAACCGAAATAGCCGAATAATCATAAAAGGATATTATGATTAAAATAATAAATAAGAACAATGACTTAGTTGTAGAACTAAATATTACTGATGATGAATATAATGCCATACATGTGGATGACGTTGCCGACTGTACTGTTACTGTCTATACTACTCAGACCCCAGCCGAAAAGAGAATTATCATTGGTAAAGATAAGATTCAGGATAATCAGATATTCATCCTGAATGAAGAACTATCACGATTGGAAGAAGGTATACTCTTTTTTGATATCCATATTCGATATACTGATAGTAGATTCGATGATGGATACTTCGACTATGAAACAACTGTACAGAATAACATATACATAAGATAACCCCCATGAAAATAGAACTGAATATTAAACAGCCTTTTACTGTTGGCACTTCAGCCATTTATGATGATACTGAAATAAAGAATCTCCTTGCAGGTTTAGATACAACCAAGGCAAATAAATCTGAAATCCCTTCAATTGAAGGACTTGCGACAGAACTCTACGTTACCGATGCCATTGCTAACATTGAAATTCCAGATGTGGATTTAACAGGTTTTGCATCAGAAGAATATGTAGATGATAAGGTAAATTCAATTATAATACCACCTTCCTATGATGATAGTGAACTGCAAACAACGGTTGCAAACAATACACAAGAAATCAACACATTATGGCAAGAAATGGGACAACGAATAGATGAAGGAACAGCGAGTGCTATAGCAGAACAAGCAATTCAACCAGTAATTAATGCCTTGTATTCTGATATGAATAATAAAGCTGATAAGAGTGATATTCCAGAACCTTATGATGACTTTGAATTGCAACTTGCTGTAGCAGAATTAAATGAAAATAAAGTGGATAAAAAAGACCTCATATTTGAAAAAAATGCAAACAATGGAATATCATTCGGTGAGAATAATAAAGTTAATGATGAGTTATCTGTAGCAATCGGTGCTAATAACACAATAAACAATGCACTTTCTATGGCTGTTGGTGAGAATATTATAACAAATAACTACTGTGAGCTTAGTGTCGGAAGATATAATGAAAATAAGAATAACATATTATTCAGTATAGGTGGTGGTACGGCATTGAATGACAGAATGAATATGTTTGAGGTTAATGAAGATGGTGAGGTATACATGTGGGTTGGTGGTAATTATATAGCCATCAATGATATACTGGCTGACATAATTGCGAATAGATAATAAATATTACATAAATCTGGAATTTCTGAAAATGAATTGATATTTATATTTAAAAGAATTAATAATATGAATAACAATTCCTTAATGTTCCGATTCGATGATGAATTGCTACATCAACTCTCTACCATTCGCAAGAATTACAGATTCAGAAGTATATCCGAAGTAGCTAAATACTGTGTAAAGCTGGTCTGTGAATATATAATTGAAAAAGATGAGTTAGGTGATGAAAAGGATATAACAATCGAAGAAATCTTCCAAGAGTGCATTGATAATTCCGAGGTTTTCGATTATATCAAAACCAAAAGAGCCATCAATAAGAGCCAAATTAAAACAATTGACGAGTTTATTGAGAAAGGTGGTGATGAATGAAAAAGGTGAACAAGAACTATTTAGTCGATAAGAAGTATGTTCCAGCATCTCCCAACCTGAAGAATAAGAAGTATATCGAAAATTGGTTATCAGGCAACTATGATAAGCTCTTTAAGTTCTTCAACAATAGGAAACACTCTGTAAACAGTCGTTGCTACTCACAAACTGACATTTTCCATGATTCCCTACTTAGATTATTCACAAATAAGAAGCGCACATTCATCAGCCAGGAAGATTGCAATAATTATCTCAATCTATTTTTCAATCTGGTATGAGCCGTAATAAAGAATATGTATCACTCATCAACTGCACAAAATGGCGCAAGCTACGAGAAATAAAGATAAAGGCTAATCCCCTGTGTGAGTTATGTGTCGAACAGGGGAAAACTGTGTTGGCAGAAGAAATTCATCATATAAATGCCGTTGAAGATGGCTTAAATCTCGCTGATATGGAGCAGAGAGCCTATGATTACGAGAATCTACAATCCCTCTGCCATGAGTGCCACAAGAATATTCATATCAGAAAAAAACTACAGAGTAAGAAAACACAGAAGGAGATAAATAAGAAGAAGACCGATTCATTCATGGATAGGTTTTTCGGAGACAAAAGAGAATAAAATATGAGTTTAATAGATATAATCAAAGTCAACAAGAGGGTGAAAATTTTCTACCAATACCTTGTTGACTTGTTAACAGAGAAGGGGCTGTATGACAGCTCCCTTGATTTGCAGATACTCAACTTAGCTGGACAAATTATCCAGTATGAAAAGTTAATAAACTGCCTTGTTAATGAGGGAGCTACCATAGTGAATAATGGTAGAGATGGACAAGTAACAAAGAAGAATCCTATCCTCAATGACCTTAACAACACATCTGAAGGATTAAGAAAGAATCTAAAGGAACTTGGGCTTTCATTGGAATCTAAAGTAGGTGCAGTTACTGATAATGACCCTCTTTCAATGTTGATGAATAAGATGAACAATATAGAAGATAATGAAGAAGAATGATGTTATTGATAAAATTGCATCATACAAAATTCCAACACAACAACTTAATAAGATAGATACAAGACTAACAGACTACATTACAGAAGTTCTTTCTAATCCTAATAACCACAATAAGTATGAAATCTTAGGTGTATTTCGATTTTTAGACTTTTTACAGAGAGAAGATATACAATTTAGAACCAATGAAGTAAAGAAGTTCTTTATATTTTATGAATGTCTGAAATTTCCCAGTAGCAAGGGAATGGCAAGTTTTAAACTTACTCCTATTCAATGTTTTCAATTTGCTTCAATATTAGGATTCTACAAAAAGGAAAGTGGTTATAGACTTTGCCGAGAAGCATTATTATTCGTGGTACGCAAATTTTCAAAAACTACCAGTGTGGCTTCATTAGCCATTTATGACTTGTTGTTTGGTGATGCTGATGCACAAGCTTACGTAGCTTCCAATTCTTTTGACCAATCAAAGATATGTTTTGACATTATCAGAAGTAGTTTGAAAGCGTTAGATAACAAGTTATCTCATTTTAGGTTGAACCGTGAGGTGGTATACAACATGATGTCAAATAAAACATCTTTTATCAAGTGTTTAGCTTCAAGTCCTGATAAGTTAGATGGTCTCAATGCTTCAACAATAATATTAGATGAATATTCACAGGCTGATTCGCCAGCTTTAAAAAATGTACTTACCAGTTCTATGGGTGTACGCAAGAATCCTCTAACAATAACCATAACCACTGCCAGTTCCAAATTGGATAGTCCATTCACAAGTATGCTTAGTTCTTATAAGAAAGTGTTGGAAGGCGAGATAGAAAATGATAGCATCTTTGCCAGCATCTTTGAGCCAGATGAAGAAGATGAGATTGGTAGCTTGGACACTTGGAGAAAGGTTCAACCTCACCTTGGAATAACAGTTAATGAAGAGTTTTACAAAAATGAGTATCAGAAAGCTATGATGTCGGCTAATGATATGTTGGAGTTTAAAACAAAACTATTAAATGTGTTCGTTCAAGGCACAACCCAAGTTTGGATAGACAGAAAACAAGTTGAGAAATATTCACAAGAAATTGACCTTACCAAGTTAACTACAAGACCACAATGTATGGTGTCAGTGGACTTATCAGTGAAAGATGACTTTAGCTGTGTATGTTATGCGCTATATGATAGTTTAAATAAGAAGTTCTTCTTCAAAAATGATTACTACATCCCAAAACAAACAATAGAGAACCATCCCAACAGAGTTATGTACCAGTCATTAGTGGAGAATGGACATTTAATAATATGTGGTGAAGAAGTAATTGATTACCAACAGATAGCTAATGATATAATCAGCAATGCAAGGTATGTTAATATCCTTCAAATCGGCTATGATGCTTATCGTTCTAAGGAGTTTATCAACATTATCAAAGCATCAGGAATCAAGAACACAGTACCATATTCTCAAACATACAGCAATTTCACATCACCAGTTGAGAGCTTTGAATTAGCAATATACCAAGGCTATTTAGTCTTTGACAACAACCCCTTAAATGCTTACTGTATTGGTAATGTGGTGATAGATGAGGACAAAATGGAGAATAAGAAACCTATCAAGCGGAGTTCAAATGAAAAAGTGGATGGATGCGTAACCCAATTAATGTGTCTTGGAATGTTCAACAATTACAAGCGAAAAAAATAATTAAGACAAAACAACTTATAAAATGAAATTCACATGGTGGAAAAAAGAAGAAAAAATAAATAAGAGAAGTAATGTAGAAGTTAGGTATGTAGGACAAAACAATAAGTATAGTCCTATTAAGAATGTAGACACAGCAATGAAGGTATCTGCCTTTTACCGTGCCATATCCATTCTTGCTGATTCGGTGGCATCAAAACAACTGCAATACCTGAGAAAAGACAAACAAGGTTTCTGGTTAGAAGAATTCGGAAACATCCAATACTTGCTTACCCATCGCCCCAATAACCGATTTACCAGCTATACCTTCATAAATAATATGGTGTTGCAGATGCTATTATATGGTAATGCTTATGTATATATTGTGAGAAAAGGAACAGAGATTGATTCTTTGATTCTATTATCTCCCAATACTGTATATTATGATATCTATGCTGACAAGTACACTATTACCGACACTATCAATGGTATTACTGGAACATTCAATTCCAATCAAATTATTCACTTAAAAAACAAAAGTACTGATGGTGGTTACATGGGGCAGTCATTGGTGGAATTTGCATCAAACAGTTTGGGATTAACCAAAGCTGCTGATTCAGAAGCTTATTCAGTGTTATCCAATGGTGGGAAATTGAAAGGTCTTGTGTCAACGGAATCATCTGTTATTGGTTTCGGTGCCGCACAGGATGACCAATTACAAGATATTAGTTCCAACATTCAGGAAGAACTCAATAGTGGTAAAGATATTCTATCAATGCCATCAGGAACACAGTTTACTCCACTTTCCATGACAACTAAGGACTTGTCATTGATTGAAACTCGTGAGTTTTCAATTTTTGACATTGCTCGCTCATGTGGCGTACCACCTTCATTCTTAGGTGCTTCAAAAGGTAGTGACTACAAGGCAAGTGCCAATGAAATAACCAACTTCGAGAATAACACCTTAGTTCCGTTACTGATACAAATAGAACAAGAGTTTTCGGCAAAGCTAATATCCAAAACAGTAGCCAATAAATATAAGATATACTTTGACAGAAGCACTCTGATGACCTATAAAGAATCATTAGCTGGTTATGAGAAGGGTGTTCAGATTGGTATCTATACACCATCTGAATTGAGACAGAAATTTCATTTACCATATAGAAACAATACAGACAAAGTATTCATATCATGTAATCTCCAATCAATAGAAACCCCATCGGTAAAGGTTCAAGCCAAGGTGTTGGAAGAAAATGATAGCAAAATCGACAATAAAAACATATAAGAAGAAACACAGACAATTTAATGGAAATAAGAAGCATACAAGAATTATCCACTATTAAGGATAATGTAATTGAAGGGTATGCCATAGTATTCAATCGAGAATCAGAAGTTTTATATGACCGAGCCAATAAAAAATTTTTCAAAGAAATTATTGAGAGAGAAGCAATTACAGATGAATTAATCAAGTCATCTGATGTAAAATGCTTAATCAACCATAATAAAGAAAGAATGGTTGCTCGTAGCCGAAATGGTGAAGGTTCTCTGTTGTTGGACATTGACGACTATGGTGTAAAGTTTTTATTTGAAATTCCCCAGACTACTGATGGACAGGATTTAAAAGCACTTATTGAGAGAAGAGATTTTGATGGATGCAGTTTCGCATTCATTGACGAAGATGTTGAGTGGGAAGTAATTGGTAGAGATATACCACTTAGAAAAGTAAAGAAAATCAGAAGCTTGCATGATGTAAGCATAGTTGCTGACCCTGCATACTCATCAACAGAGGTAACAGTTAGACAAATTGAAGATTTAACCGCAACACAAACACAAGATGAAACCACACAGGAAATCGTTCCTGAAACAATAATTGATAACTCATGGAGAGAAGAGTTGTCAAAGTTCAGAACAAGAATATAGCACATGACAGAACAAGAAATTATTGACAGAATCGCAGGATTAAAGGAAGAAATGCGAGATATGGTAAATGGTTGTGAAGTTCAAGAGAGAAACCTTAATGAGACTGAAATATCAGAATTTGAAACTAAAGAATCAGAGATAAAAACACTTGAAACACAACTAATTGAACTTCAAGAGAGAAGTACAACACAAATACAGAATAATACAGAAAAACAAGACAACACAATGAATAAATCATTTAAACAAACAGTGGCAGAAGCATTGCAAGCCATTGCGAATAACAGAAGTACAGCCGACTTCGATAATGTGGCTGGCAATACTATCCAATTAAGAGCCAACGAAACTCAAACTCCACAAATAGAAGCGGTACAGGGTGAGGTTAGAACTGAATTGTTAGAACCATTGCAAAATGCAATATTGGTAAATAAATTAGGTGTAAAGGTTATTAATACTGGTAAGGCTGTAGTTATGCCATCAGTAAATTCAGTTGAAGCATCAATAGAAGGTGAGATTACTGAATTAGTTGGTCAAAAGTTAGACTTTGCAAAAACCAAAATTAATCCTTTCAGAATTGGTTTATCGTTACCATTCTCAAACACAGCCATCAAAGAAGCTGACATTAACTTAGTGTCTTACGCAATTAGATTAGCTGGTGAAGCTGCTGGTAGATTAGTAAATAAAATCATGTTTACAAAAACCGTAATCAGTGGTCAAAAAGGTGCATTCGTGGATAAATATGCTGCTGCGACTGCTATCGCTTTAGCTGACTTAACCTATGAAGATTTAGTTGGTTTAAATGCGAAGGTTAAAGCTAAAAACATAGGTTTTGACAACACTGCTGCTTATGTTATGAATGCTTCAACAGAAGCTAAGTTGAAATGTACTCCTAAATACATGGGTAAGGATGCTGCTAAGAATGGTAATGGTGGGATGATTTTAGAAGGCAATACAATTGATGGTTATCCAGTATTAATTTCAGAAGAGGTTGATGGTTATATCGGTTTCGGTGTATTCAGTAACTATTTAATCCAAAAAGTTGGTACTGCTGACTTGGTGGTAGACAATTTATCAAGAAGTAAAGAAAATATTACAGAGGTTAACTTCAACGACAATATTGCTATGCAAATTGTACGTGATGAAGCATTTGACGTAATCAAACTATCTTAATGTATATACATAACAAGGTGCAGGGGTCAAGCGTGGCTCACTGTACCTTTCCTTAAATAATCTACTAAATAAAAATACTTATGAAATATATAACAGTAGATGACATTAAGCGACATCTGTATATCTCTTTTTTCGATGATGATTTGATTCTGGCTGACATGATTGACGTTGCTGAAGATATTGTAGAAAAGTATCTCAATACAACTTATTCGAAATTGGAGAATGAAGAAGGTAATCTTCCTGATAGTGTACTTCATTCAATCAAGTTGATGGTCGGAAATCTCTATAACAATCGTGAAAGCGTGAGTTTTAACGCAGTTCCATATCGAGTTCCATACAGTTATGAATACCTATTACAACCTTATAAAAATTACAAAAGGAAGCGAGGTATTAAATGAGAGCTGGACTATTGAGTAGAAACTTCATCACCATACTTCGATTTGGTGAAACCAAAACACCTTCAGGACAACTCAAAAAAGAAAAGGTTGAAATTGCTACACTTCGATGCAATGTTTTGAAACAGAAAGGTAATGAGAAAGAAGAAGCAAAAGAAATTTTCCAAACAGCTACTAAAATCTTCCATATCCGACATTATCATGATTTACTTGATACAGACTTAATCAGATTCGATGAACAAGAATATAAGATTATACTGATTGAGAGAAATGTCTGGGATAGGAGTATTAGAATAACAGCGACAAAACTGAATGATTAATGGCAAGAGACTTTCATACAGATGATATCCTGATTGAATTGTTAAGATTTGATGAAGTAGAAAAAGCCGTTGATGAGCTAAAGACCGTTGCCGAAAAGAATGAAGCTACCAATCAAGGATTCAAAGAAGCTGGTAGGTTTCTTATCCGTAAAGGTAAACTAAGATTACGGCAAAGAATGAAAAGTGGTGCTGGTGGTGTAACTGGAAACTTATTAAGGTCTTTTTCCTATCGAATAAAAAAGCGTAGTAACAAACTTGGGGTGATAATCGGATTCAAAAGAAGTAAGTCAGAAAGTGCATTGGGATATCATGCTCACTTGGTATCAGAAGGAACAAGACAACGATTCAACAGTAAAGGACAAAACAGGGGGCGAGTAACTCCTAACTTCTTCTGGTCAGATACCAAAAAATCGGATATTGACCAAGCGAGATTATTAGTCATGCAAGGGATACAAACATCAATCAATATAATAAAGAGAAGATACAATGCTTAATGGACATACAATTTATATCATCCAAAATACAAACAAAATTCAGTGTATGTACCCTTATCAGAACAATGCTATTGGAGAATGAAAGAGTAAGTGAACTCGTAGGAGATAAGATATTTCCAATAATTGCCCCTGAAGGAACAAAATCAGACTTCATAACTTATGTTCGTGACGAATATAGTATTGAAAGAACTAAGATGGGAATTTCCAACCATAACTGTACGGTGTACATTTCATGTGTCAGTTCAGATTATGATAGGTCCCAAGATATTGCAGATGCGGTTTTTCAAGCATTGGATGGTAGATACAAGATAAACACAGAACAACAGTCAATCAGGGAAATCTATATGGTTGACAGCACAGAAGATTATGCTGGGGATAATTATATACAAACCTTGGCATTCCAAATAAAATAACAAAACACAAATACAAAACAATTATGGCTAATGAATATACTACTGATAATTTAATCAGAGGTGACGAATTCTTTTTATATGTAAAAACAAGTGGTGGTACTGATAAACCAATAGCTTATGCAACATCAGCATCAATCTCAATATCACAGGAAACATTAGATTGCTCAAACAAAATGAGTGGTGTATGGTCGAATGCACTTGCTGGTAAACTTTCATGGACAGTTTCAAGCTCTGCTTTAATGAGCTACAAAGATACTGGTTACAGCTATTTCTATGAAAAAATGGTGGCTCGCACCCCTTTCTTAATCAAGATTGGACAAGTAACCGACTTAGCAACAGAAGATTTTGATGCTGATGAAACTAAAACTTATTACACTGGTCAGGCTTATCTAACATCGTTAAATCTTTCTTCTGACAATGGCTCAGTTGCAAGTTTTGATGTTGAGTTCCAAGGTGATGGTGCATTAACACAGAAAAAAGGAGCATAATATACAGTGTATATTTTTATAAGGCATGGGTATTCTACTCATGCTTTTTTTGTGTCCATATATTGATAGCAAACCTAAAATAGAGTGATACTATATAAAGAGGTATCACAAAATGAAGCACAACCTGAAAGTAAAACTCAACATAAAATCCATAATACTATATGAAAAACTAACCAATAGTCCATTTGCTGAATTCAGCAATCAGGAATACCAAGTGGCAGCACTACTATACTGTATGCTGGTAGCAAACAATGACTATCATTTTACATTTCAAGATACTATTGATGTACTTTTCTCCGATGAGAAATTCTTAATGGAAATCAGCAAAGACTTGGAAAAGCAGTTGTTGTGTGAGCAACAATTCTTCAATGTATATCAGTCGGAGCCACAAGAAAAAACTGAATCCAACACTGAAGAGAATATCGAAAAACCATTCATATACAAGTTGATTCCAGTATTGGTGAAGGATTGCAACCTTGATATACATTATATAATGAATGACATGCATTATTCTGAAATACAAGAATATATGCAGTACAAGGAACAATCAGATAAAGTGGATTTGGTAGAAAAGAGATTATTTACCTATCTCAATATGCTTCCACATATCACCAGTAAAAAGGTTAAGTCACCTTCTGATATTCTACCATTTGATTGGGAAATCAAAGAGAAGAAAGAAAAAGTTAAGAAAGAAGTAGAAGCTAACCAACACAAACTAAGAGAATTCCTTGAATCAGCACAAGAAATCAAAGCTGATGATTTAAAATAAAGCAACAACACAAAATAAAACATGGCTAATGGGAAATTAGGATTTGCAATAGCAGTCAACTTGGCTGCTGAAAAGTTCAAATCTGGAATAAAGAATGTACAATCACAATTATCGCAATTCAAGAAGTTTGTCGGCAATGCTTTTGTCGGACTTGGAATTGTACAGTTTACTAAGGATGTCGCTGCTGCTGGTGGTGCATTCCAAGATGCAATGGCAAGGGTTAAATCTGTAAGTAAAGCTTCAAGAAATGAGTTTAAAATGATGAAGGATGAAGCCATGCTCATGGGTGCTACAACCAAGTACACTGCAAGTATGGCGGCTGATGCGCTGGAAATATTAGTACGTAATGGTTTTAAAGCAAAAGAAGCTACCCAAGCACTTAGTGGCGTACTTCAACTTGCACAATCACAAGCTGTTAGTCTTGCGGAAGCTGCTGATATTGCAACAAGGACAATTCGTGGGTTTGGATTGCAAGTAACTGATTTAGGTAGAGTAAATGATGTACTTGCTTCTGCTGCTGCCAACAGTGCAAGTAATGTGTTGGAGTTTTCAGAAGCATTGAAAATAGCATCACCAGTAGCTGCAACATTGGGAATTTCAATTGAGGAAACAATGACAGCCTTGGGAGAATTAGGAAACAAAGGTTTGCGTGGTTCTGACGCTGGTACAGCTATAAAACAAATCCTTACAAGGATATCATCACAAACACCAGAAGCACAGAAAGTATTAAAGAAATATGGTTTAGAAATCAATGAAACTACTCTTAGAACCAAAGGTCTTATAGCAACATTGGATGAGATGCGTAGAAGTGGTATGGGTAATTCATTGGAAGATATTAAAGGATTTGCTGGTATGTTGGCTTCTCCTAAGTTGGCAGCATTGTTGAAAAATCCAATGGATGAATTGTACCAATCAGTGGCTAACAGTGAAGGTGAAGCAGCAAGAATGTTCATGGAATCATTGGGTGAGTTCGAAAAGGCTAAATGGGAATTGAAATCTATCTATGAAAATTCGCAGATAAAAGTATTCGATGGTTTAAAGAATGTATTCACGCAACCATTGGTTTTCCTAACTGAACTAATTAAGAGATTACAAGATTTACCAACGTTGGCAACTATTGCATTCGGTGTAATCGCAGCTAAGTCTGCATCCATGTTTACCAAGGTTAAGAGTAACTTATTTAATAGTGCTTCTGCAAGTCTCAACAAAGAATTACAACAATTAAAGGATAAGGTTAATGATACCAATATTGCTAAGAACTTTCGTCAAACCGATAACAGAATCATTAGAATTGGTGGTGATGATAGGAAGTACTACCATGATTTAAACAATGCTTTAAAAACTACCACATCTCAATTTGATTTAGCATCAAAAGGTGGTAGGCAGTATGCAAGTGTATTGAAATCAGTAGATTATCTATCAAAACACAATGCTAATTCATCGGTAACATATCAGAAGCATTTAGCAAATTACCGAAACTATGTAAAGACCGTAAATCAAACTATTCAAGCCGATAATAAGAAATCTGCTGCACAACAATTAGCAACTTTTGAACAAGGAATGCGAGGTCAGATACAATCGGCAACAAGTGGTGGTGCTGTTATTAAAAATGTATTCACTTCTGTTGGTAATGGTATTAAGTCATTCGGTCAAGGTCTCTATGCAATGATGGGTGGATGGGTCGGTATCATCATGATATTGGCTGGTGTTATTGGGACATATCTTGTTTCTGCATACAGAAACTCCACTAAGATGGCTCGTGAGATGAATAATGCTCATAAAGAAGCGATTCAGAAGAATGTAGAATTAGATACAACTTTCCGCAATTTGGTTGATGTCCTACATAATAATGAGAGGTCAACAACACAATATAAAGCTGCATTGGCGGTGCTGAAAAGAGAATACCCAGAACTTATTGAGAAATTGGAACTTGAAAAAATCTCTGTTAGAAACAGTGCGGAAGAATGGAACAAATATAAGAATCGGATTGATGATGTAATTGAAAGTCAGAAGAAATTGAATCTTGCCACCATGAAAATTGATGCGCAGAAAAAAATGCAAGAATCTATATCTGATAGTTCTGAATATAAGGCAATTAGAAGCAACTTAGAAACAGTAATATCAAAAAGTGGTAAGTACGATAAAGAAACTGGGAAGATATTCGCTGAAAGCATAGCAAGTAACATATCAGTAGTTCTATTTTCCGAATTGGATGCGGCTGCGAAGCGAAGTAAAATAAAGGAAATTCTTGAAAGTCAATTAAAAGGGATTGGTGTTAATGCTGAATATACTCGTAGCACTGGTGGTGCTTATTCAACGAGTGAAAAGGTAAATATGATAGATGTTATAATGTCATCATTTAACAGATTGGATAACAAGATTACACCGCTTATCAGTAATCTATCTCATATCAATGTTGATGATGCCAAGACCTCTAAGACTGGTGAAGCTATTATTAATGATTATTTGAACCAACAAAAAAATGCCTTCGAGTTACAACGCAAGCAGATATTGGAAGAAGGGCAAGCAAGAGGTAAAGGACTTGATGATATCAATAATGATATTAAATCCCATGCAGAACAGCGCATAGATGATATATTCAAATATGCGAAAGAGAATCTTACTGATTTAAAGGATAATAAGGGCAACTCAATCAATGCAACTGACTTCATTAAAAACAACTCTGATTACACTGCTATTCTTCAAGCGAGTAAGTATCAGAGACCAGTTAGCCAGGAAGAGAAAACTAAGCAAAAAAACATAACTAAGAATTATTCTGATTATGGTGTTGACAAAGCAAAATTGGATGAGCAACTAAACAAGAAGGTTAAGACCCAAGAAGAATATGATAGAGCATTATATAAACTGATTACTTCTACCATAACTTCATTGAGGAAGTTGGGTGTTGATGAAACAAGTGAATCTTTCAAAAACTTATCTGATGCCAATGATGAGTATGCTAAGAAAGTGGCTGATTATGAGGAAGCTGATAGAATAAAGAAAGAAGAAAACAAGAGATTAACAAGGCTACAAGAAACCTCACAGAAGAAGTATGACAACATAATGTCTGGTGCTGGCAAGGAGAAAATTAATAAGTGGGATTTGGTATCTGATGATGAATTTAATGAGGAATCTGTTAAGGTTGAATATCTGAAAAATCAATTGGATGGTTTAAAACAGCTTAGAGCCGACATTGGTTCTGATGCTATTGATTTGGTGGATGAGTTGGATAATTCCATTGGAATTCTTGCAGACCATGTGGAGAATCTTGAAGATGCCTTCATGATGAAGAAGGCACAAAAAGAGTTGAAGAACTTGAAAAGAGCTATGAATGAAGATGTCTTAGGTGCTGTTACAAGTAGTTGGAATGCAGTTAGTAGTTTGAAATCCTCATTTGAAAGTATATCAGAAGCCTTTAAAGATGGTAATGATTGGGATAAGTTTTCAGCAGTGATGGATGGTGTCTTGAATCTGATTAATACTATATCTTCATTAATTGGTATGTATGAATCATTATCAGAAACCATCAAAGCATACCAAACATTTCAAGAAGGTTTAGCAGCCATTGAAACTATGTCAGCAGCCGAGAAGATTACAGCTATTCAAGGTGAAGCAGCAGCCGTTGTGGAATCAGAAGGTATCAAAACTGTGGCTCGTACAGCAGCAATGGGAGAAACAGCAACAGCAGCGATTGCTTCATCTGCATTAATCGCTGGTGCCAACACAACACAATTCAAGACATCGGCAGCGGCTGGTATCGCAAGTGCAGTTCAATCAGCAGCAGCATTGCCATTCCCAGCTAACATGGCTGCCATGCCTATTGCTGGTACTACTGCAAGTGGGATATTCGCTGGTATTCCAGCACTTGTAGCGTCAATTCCGATGCTTGCCGAGGGTGGTGTAGCAACTAAAGCCACATTAGCCATGATTGGTGAAGGTTCTGAAAGTGAAGCTGTATTACCATTATCCAAACTGAATGCCATGTTAGACACAGCAAGGAATCAAGGGAATGGTGGACAAGTGGAATTCAGAATTGAAGGAAGTACCCTTGTTGGAGCACTAAATAATTATAATAAGAGAACACAGAAACTGAAATAAAACATGTACAAGAAGATATATTATGCTGACTTCAAAGACTTGGATAACAACAATATCAAACTTGAAATCTACAAAAACACAGATAATAATGTAACTGCATCGGAATTGATATTGGATTCCGATGCCATAAGCATTGACTACCAAGGGGATGATGATGTATTCTACCCATTGAAGTGTAGTGGATGCAAGGTTAGTATTCTAACTAAGACATTACTTACAGACTTGTACAGTGGCAAAGCAAATGAAATCTATTGTAAGGTGTTTAGAAATGGTTCTCTTTTTTGGTTTGGTTATATAACCCCAAACATCTACAACTCCGATTATGTCGATGAGTATAACAAGTTGGAATTGGAGTTTATTGATGTCATTTCCAACTTAGATAACTACAATTATACCTATATTAATGGTGCGCAAGCCATATCTTCTTTCTATGAGATTATCATGCACATCTTAGGTAAATTGGATACCGACCAAGTTATTACAAGGGTATATCTTCATAAGACCAAGAAGTTAAACAGCTCATTTGACCTACTGAACAATATGTTCATCAATGAGCGCAACTTCTTCGATGAAGATGATGAAGCTGAAAAGTGCAAAGATGTATTGGAGTACATTGCTTCATATCTTGGTATGACCTTATTGCAGTTTGAAGATAAACTGTACTTGCTTGATTATGAAGCATTCAAAAGCAACAATACTGCATTCTTAACCTATAACAGAACCAACACCAACACTGGTAATGTCACAATATCCCAACCAACACTGAATATAAATAGCAATGTGTTTGAAGCCAATGGTAGCATTTCACTCAATGATATTTACAACAAGATTGTGGTGATTGGGAATAACAATCCTATTGATGATGTAATTCCAGAGTTATTCGATGAAGATGACCTTATTAATCAAAATGAAAATCCGAATAAGTATTGGGAGACACAAGAAACTATTGATAATGTGAACTATACATTACTCACGGCATATTTTAAATCTCAAAACAACTGGAAATACATGAAAGCTAAGAATGGTATTCTTTCTGAAATGGAGATTGGAGATGAAATTACCAGTGACAATGTCAATAACATCAATCAAGGAGTTTGGTGGCAGAAAGTGGATTCTTACAAAAACTCCGATGGTGAACCTTCATCATTGAGTTGGAAGGAGTATTTGACTTTCTTTGCTCGTACTTCTTTCTCATGGACACCTTACGATGAAGTGTATTTAGAATTGAACAACGATAACTTAATGCTATTCAAGGGTGGATATTTTATTATGAATTTAACATATAAAATGAGTAAGTATCCTACTGCACATGAGCCGAAAAAAACTGGTGATGATAAATATTTTAAGAATAAATATAATACTGGATTTACCGATACTTGGATTCCTTGTCGATTAGCTATTGGAGACCACTATTATGATGGAGAACAGTTTCTCCCATATACTAATTATTACAACAAGGTATCAAGGGGTTATTATAAGAATGTCTCTGGTGCTGCACATTACAGTGGACAAAAGTGGTTTTGTTATGTTGATTCCTATGGATATAGAAGATTTGTAACTCAATCAGAATACAATGCTTTGCCATCTTCAACTGAAAAATATAGTGATTACTGTATAACTAATGATATGCACTATTTTACTAATGATGCTGGTGATAAAGTGTTCACAACAACAGAATACTACTACGAGTGCTTACTACAAGACCGATTTTTCTTAGTACACATAAATAAAGAGGATGATAAAATCTTTGATGAAGAGAAAAAGCTTACCAATACAGTTTCCTACAAAATGAACTTAGTTGATAGTGAAGATGGTGTAGCTATTCCAATCCCAAGTGATTTGATTTTGCATGGTAAGATGACCTTCCAATTGTATAAACCTAACCATTTATGTGACCAACCTTGTTGGGCGACAAGTGACGGTTCTGATTGGTGCTATGGTTTTCACTTTTCAGATTTAGTATTCAAATACACAACTGACAAATATGCAGTAGACTTATTTAGCGGAAAAAGATATGAATTAGACCAAAAGTATGAGAATGAGATAGATACAGATAATGTTACAGAGTTTGACGATATCGAATTGAGAATCAATACATACAATGCCCATGCTGGTTCTTATTCCTATGTTATCAGTAAGAATAGTGATGATTACGACTATGTGAATCAGATAACCAATACCAACACCGATGAATCGGCTATCAGCGAAGAACACATCATTAATAAGTATAGTAGTTATTATAGTGTCCCAAAGTTCATTTACAGTAATACATTAAGAGGGGCAACACAGATAACGCCATTTACCAAATACCATGAGAACACCTTAAACAAGAATTTTATCGGTAATTCTCTGACTTATAACCTTGCGACTAACAGCATAGACATAAGTTCCAACGAAGAATAATAGAAGCAACACAATAATAACATGACAATCAAAATAAAATCAATTCCACATAAATATCGTAATAAGTATCTCCGTGATGGTTCTTCCAGTGGTGCAATCATTGGTGGTTCTGGTGGTGGTTCTTCTGTATCTACTGGTGGTAGTGGGCTTCCTTATACATTGGATGATGATGGGAATTATGTGATTGCTAAGAAGATTACAGTCCAAGGTGATATATATGCGGATACTAATATTGTGGCAAGTGGTGAGGTATCTGCATGGGGTGCTGGTAGTTCTTCAAGTGGGGGAACTGGCACTACTGGTGGTGGATATTGGGGTGAAATTCAAGGTACTATTACCAATCAGACCGACTTAGTAAGCTATATTAATGGTAAAGTGTCGGAAGGTGGTGGATTAACCTCTGTTTCATGGAATGATATTCAAAATAAACCAAGCACCTTTAACCCTTCATCACATGGTCACAGCATTGGAGATATTACAAGCTTACAATCAGTATTAGATGGGAAATCAAGTACTGCACACACTCACAGTAATTATAGCTTAACATCACATACACATTCAGATAAGTTAGATGTTAGCACTTTCACAGCGCATACAGCCAACACAACTTCACATATTACAGCAACAGAAAGAAGTAGTTGGAATAATGCAGTTGCTAATAACCATACACATAGCAATAAGTCTTTATTAGATGCGATTACATCAACAAATATTTCATCATGGAATAATAAATTGGATAAAGCTGTGTGGGATAAGGTATTTTACTTTGATAGTGATGATAATCTTAAAGTAAAGCTAAATTTGATTGGTGAAAAGGAAGTTGCTGCATGGGGTGTTGGTGAATCAAGTGGTGGGACTGGACTTGTTACAATTGTGGATAATCTTGTATCAACTTCTGCTGATGCAGCTTTAAGTGCAAATCAAGGGCGAGTTCTTAAATCTTTGATTGATAACTTTGAAGGTGGCATTACTTCTGTTTCATGGAATGATGTTCAGAATAAGCCAAGTTCATATACTCCAAGTGCTCATGGACATGCAATATCTGATGTAACGAATTTACAAGCAACATTAGATGGTAAGAGTAGCACAGCGCATACACATTCAAATTATTCATTAACAAGTCATACTCATACATTTGCATCACTGACCTCAAAACCAACGACATTAAGTGGGTATGGTATAACTGATGCTGCAAGTAGTACACATACACATTCCGAATTGAAAGGTAGCAACTATATCAGTGGTGGCAACGAAAAACCTACAAGCATGCTATTCGGAAGTGGAAAGTTTAGATACCAGATGTTGAGTGCTACCAATTTAGGTGTTCCGAGTTATTATCATTGGTGGGATACATTATATGTTAGTTCCTATACTGGGGGAGATGTGAAAACCTCAAACCTCATTTCAATAGACAAAATTGGGGCTGGACGAATGTACCTACATCAACAAGCTTATGATTCTGCAACATGGGGGACACCTACTGAAATACTAACATCTAAATCATATAATGATTATACCCCAACTAAAACTGGTGGCGGTGCCAGTGGAACATGGGGTATTGGAATTACTGGTAATGCTGCTACTACAACGAAATTAGCTACAGCAAGGACTATAAATGGTACTTCCTTTGATGGTACAGCCAATATAACAACTGCCAATTGGGGTACAACAAGAACATTAACATTAAGTGGTAATGCAAGTGGTTCTGTCTCTATTAATGGTGGTAGCAATGTGACCTTGAATGTTACGAATAGCTATGCTACAAGCGCAGCATCAGCCACTACATGCACTGGCAATGCTGCAACCGCAACGAAATTACAGACTGCAAGAAGTATATATGGGAATTCATTCGATGGTACTGGTGATGTAAATGGTAGAATCACAGCGATAGCTAATGGTATAACATCAAGTTTTGGAGCTTCAAATTCTTCGTGGTGCCACATGAATACCACTGCACCAGCCTTTTGGTTTGAAAAACCAGTTTCCACACAAGGCAATGTCTATCCCTACGTCAATAATGGATATAGTTGTGGTACAAGCGCAAACAGATGGTCAAACACATATACACAATTGTTAGATGTAGCTGGTACATCATCATTTGTGGGTAAGATATCTGCAAGGTCATCCAATGCAAGTGATGCCTATGGTGGAGCAATGGAAATTAGAGAATATGGTTTATCAACCACCTCTCAATCAGCTTGGTTGTATTCACCAGCAATTTCATTCCATTGGGGTGGTAGGTATGTTAAAAGGTTCGGATTGCGCTCTGATGGTCAATTTGCAGTGGATGATTCACCAATTGCATTACAGAGTTGGAGTAATAGCACTCACGTAAGAAAGGCAACATCAGACACCATTTCTGCTGCACACACTTTTACTGGTAGACAGAACTTTAATGGTGGTGCTAACATTGGATATACAAACACAAGTTACCCATTATCGACAAGTAATGCTATTAATAGTGGTTGGTGGAGAAGTGTAGGTGGTACTGGTTGGTATAACGAAACTTATAGTGGTGGTATATATATGACTGATACCACTTATGTACGAGTGTATAATGGTAAATCTTTCTATTGCCCTTCCAATATCTTAGCTGCTGGTGAAGTGACTGCATATTCAGACATAAGATTGAAATCCAATATCAAGCCATTAGAGAATAGGGGGACACTTAATCCAGTGACTTATGAGAAAGGCGGTAAACAGTCTATTGGGTTTATTGCACAAGAAGTTCAAAAATTATATCCAGAGCTTGTTTCAACGGATGAAAGCACCGATGAGAAATACTTATCACTCAACTATGCACAGCTTACAGCAGTATTGGCTTCTCAAATCAATGAATTACGAAAGGAAATTGAAGAACTGAAAGCAAAACTAAATTAGAAACATATATAATAATAACTATGACAAAACACAATATAAAATATGAGTTTACCGACAAGTGGTATTACAGCAAGTTTAGTGGGTACAACGCTGGGCACATCGGCAAGAAATGTCAGTTCCTTATGTACCAACAGCAACATAAATAAGTGGGCTAAGTATAAACCAGTCAAGAATAGGAGTTCTGTATATTCTAATTACAGTACTTCTACTGAAAGCTGGCCCAATCCCAATAATGGAAGTTCAACCAATTATAGATGGTATCTTGGTAGACCTCAATATCGAACAATCAATGGTAATTCTATTTTGGAAGTTGGTGGCTTACAAATCCCTATTCAACATACTTTGAGTAATTATTATGGTTACGTGAAGAATGTTGTAGATAATTACAGCACTAATGGATTAAATTGGAACTATGTGACCATCAGCAATGATTCAGACTTTAGTTTCCCTTTTAGAATGGGAGATTTTAGAGGGTATGACCACAGTGCTTATCCTACTGTTGGCTATTGGTGTAAAACTCCTATTTATGTAGGTGATGGTGATAGACCACAGATGAGTATATATTGGAGTGGAGAAGGTACAAACCTTGGATTGGAAGATTTAGAGCTTTTAAATTCGTTCTCACCTTGTGCAATAATCTATAAAGGTAGTTCTTATTACTTAACAATAATCGGACAAGAAATAGTTGGTGATGGTGGTGTTGGTAGTGGTGAGTTACTTTCTACCTATATTAGCGGAAGTGGCACTTATACTGTATATTTTGCATTGATAGACCAAACTAATGAAAAAATAATCCCATTACCTCATTCTACATCAGAAAGAAATCCTCAAACATTCACTGTATCAACTAATAGTAATCCAGCTAATAATGTCTTCACAAGCGGTAAGATACAAACAGCATGGTATAAATTTGCTCCTTATGTGAACCATTCCAATCCATTGTTTATTTATCCTAATATGGATAATGATAGTGGTGGTGGAAGTACTTCTATTGCTGGTACTGGTCGTGCAGCATTATCATTTACCTATACCAATACAACAAGTGCAGCCATCACATTGAATAAATCAGATTTTGAAGTTTATTGGCTGATGACTGGTTCCAATGGCAAACCTAATTTCACTTTATATCTTGATACTAATAAAAATTACAGCGTTACAACTATTACAATTCCAGCTAACAGTAGTGTGATTGTGTGGTTCAATTTTGAAAATGTGTTCCAAGACAATATGGGTAATGTGTACAGACCATCAGAGGAAGAGGACTTCTATATTGATGCATTGGAGTTCAGATATAAGAGCAATTCAATTGATTATATCAACTTCCTATATCGCTATACAACATGGTACACTGGATATTACGATGGCAAATATTTCAGCTAATAATAAATTATAAAACAAAACAATATGAATACAAACATTAAATCGAGCAAAACACTTATCCAAATTGAATCAATCAACGATAACTTAAAGATGAATTCAGAACTAATCATTGAATCGGATAACTCCATCAGCAATCTTAATGCTTCTATATTCCTTATAGAAGAAGGTACAGATAAACATATCGCCAATGTAAACAGAAGTAAGCAAGAAGGTGAGCTTATAAACTTTTCTATCCAATGTTCTGAATCTTATAATGATGTGGTGACACAATTCTTCAATGAAGCATTCGAAGATATTAAACTGGCAATAACACCAAGTAATACTGATGAATGATGTTAGCACACATATACAAGCATAGATTGGCATATCTAATAATACTTGGCACTATACTCTGTGTTTTTGGATGTGTGATTTTGATGATGGGATTTTGGGTGGCACCAGTGGGTGAGATTGCAAGTTCAGTTCTTGTGGCTGTTGGTGAGGTGTTCACTTTTGCTGGCTCGCTAATGGGTATATCGGCAACCTATCAGACAAAATTACAGAAGTTAAAAGAGGATTTGAAACATGATTAAACTAAGATTACATAGAAAGTATTTTGCAGACACATATACAATTGGAGATTTATATATCCAGAAAGATGATGAGATGGAATATTTCTTCTCCAACGTTCTTGAAGATAAAGTTCGGCTTCTTCCTTTGACATGTCCAGATACACCGAAATGGAAGGAGTGTACTTGCACAGAGAAGGTGAAACATGAAACCGCTATTCCCTATGGTACTTATAAGGTTGTGTTGTCTTACAGTAATACATTTAAGAAGGTGCTGCCATTATTGGTTGATGTGCCACATTTCTTAGGAATTCGCATACATGGTGTTAGCAAAGGCGCTATTGCCAAGGCTATACATAGTTCTGGCTGTATTCTCATAGGTGACAATACAGTGAAGGGTGGGTTAACGAACAGCTATGAAGAGATGTCCAAATTACTTGACATTCTGAAAAAAGGCAATAATATCGTAATTGTTATTGAATAATTAGAATTAAATAGTATATTTGAACAGAACCAATAATTGGAATTTATGATAGCATATCTATTTTCTCGTAATAAGAAAGATTTTCATGAGCCTCAAGGTGCAAGTTCCTTTTGGAAAAATGTTGAAGGGTTCAATGTATATCGCATAAGAACTGAAGGTGGGTTACCACTTTTTGCTATTGAGGTTAATGATAATCAGTTTGATTTTATTGACTATGATGGAGATGTTAGTGGGGAAACTTTCATGAATAAGCTGATTGAATTTATATATAGAAAATATAAATATAACAGTAAATAAAATGGGACTTATAACAAAAAAGCAGACACCTATTGAGGGATGTCTGCTTTTTTTGTTATGTTTGTAAAAATATAAATAGGAAAGTATGAAAAGGAAATTTTTTATTCATAAAACAAAATTGAGTCATTATGCAATAAGTGTTGAACTTCCCATTAATAATTTAATTATTGAAGTAGATGATAAAAAACAATCTACGCTTTATATGTGGAGCAATGAGGAGGACAAAGACTATATCAATAAGTTTCTTTTTCCAGAAACTTCTGAATATAATGAATCTAATCTTTTTATGGATTATCAAATAAAAGAATTAGAAGAAATTTCTAATAAATATATTTCTCAATATCATATCGAAAATATTAAAAAATTACTTGAAGGATTACGTCCTAAATTTAATCTCTGGGATATTCATGAATATAAAACTTTATACTGCAACCTTGTTTTTGATAGTATCGGTCTTGAAGCTTTTTATAATGACAATGGTGAGTTAGAAGTTTATGTAACTACTTGGAAAATATCTGCATGGAAATCTTTTGGTGAAAAGATTAAATCAAAATACCCCAATGGGAATTTAAGAATTGATAAAGAGAATGATAGAGTTTATTATCATATTGATACTATCGGGACTTATGATAATTATACAATCATTCAAAAACTCGATAAATACATAAGAGAAATAAACCATATAATTGAGAGCTAATAATAATGGTATAATATAGTAATAATGTCTAATGAAAAAAAATATGCTATAGGTTGTTTTATTATTATCGCTTTATGGATAGTTATAAGTCTAATTATTAGGCTTATACAATATTTAGGGAATATGATTATAAGAATTATCCTTGATTTTTTATCAGAATATGGATGGATAGTTTTAGTAGTTTTGGTTTCAATAATTATAATTGCTGTTATTATATATGCTGCCAAAGACAAAAAAAGAATCCAAGATATTGAAAAGAAAATGTTTATTGAAAATGAAATAAATAAAAAGATAGAAGAAGATAGAATTAAAGAGATAGAAATAACCATTCAAAGAGAAGATGCTTTTAAAGAAAAAGGGATGCAACCATAAGCTACATCCCTTGGCATAGCCTTAGAGCTATGCTATCACATGGTTAGGTGCGTTGTTTAACCCGTTCATAAGTAATTTGTTCGGTCGTTGTCCATGTAATTTCCAAGACCATATTGTATTAACCATTTGTTAATTATTACCAACCGTCAGCAATATCAATGGCGGGAGTTACACAATTTACAATATATTGGTAATCTTCTCTTTTCTGTCCCGTCCGCATGGTTGAGGTAAATGTGAAGTCTTTAAACTCAAAGTATGTTTTTCCGTCCTTATGTATGATTATAACATTTCCGCTTTCAAAATATACACTTCGCTGTTTACTATCCTGCCAATCTCCACCATTATAGCGTCCTGCATCTTCAATTTGTCCTTTGTTATGATATATAATATTCGATACTCTTACCATTACTTTTGTAACATCCGTTCCGCTTGGTAGGTTTAATACATTGTTATTAAAGGCAATTCCGAATAATAGCGAACAGGATTGCACAGGGATTGTTGAATGATTGAACGAAACAATAAGGTCTGTACCACCTACGGCTGTTGTGTAATAAGCGTCAGTCAATTCAAAGCCGCCTCTGTTGTCTCCGTTAATGAGGATTAAGTCTTTGCCAGTGTTAACGGGCGGTTCTTCTTCACCATCATCGGTGCCATTATCATCACTGCTACAGGCAGCAAATGAAATACTAAACATCAAAACACTTAAAAAATAAAATAACTTCTTCAAATTCATAATTGCTAAATATTAAATTAATAGTCCACTATATCTATCTCCAAGGGTTTATATTACCCTTTTTTGCTATTCCCCAGTACTCATCCCCCCAATAGAATTTCTTTTGATTATAATCCATCAATGAAAAATATAAAGAACTTGAATCAATGGTTGCAGATACATTAATATACTCTTCACCTGTATCATTATATCTTGCCGTGGACACAATATACTTTCCTTTAAGTTCAGTATCAGACCATTCTCCGAATGAAGGCTGGGCTATCCTCATTGAGTAGGTATTATCGGAGTGAAAAGTAATTTGACACCAATTTAGGCTACCCTTGTCCGCAACTGTCCATGTTCCAACAATATCTTCTTTAACTTGTGTAGCACTTGGATTGAAGTAATTCTCTATTTTCGCAACTCCAATACCTATGGTGCCACCAACAATGCAAACTATGATTGTAATTAGTATCTTTTTTCGCATAGACCATTCCTTTGCAATCTCTACTCCTTTACAGTGGGGGCATAAAGTAGCCTTATCAGAAATACTCTGCCCGCAGTTTTTACATTCAATTAATGCCATATTTAAAAGAAATATTTCATTATAATCCATACTAATATTGGAGCACCTATAATCATTATTATAGTGTTTATAGCATTTTTCCTTTCACCTTCAGGGTCTGTACTACCACCACAATGTGGGCATTCGTCAGCATATCTTGATACCATCTTTTTGCAGGAAGGACATTCCATAAGTTCTCCATTATTAGAATTATCTTCTCTTAATGGAAAGGAGCAATTTCCGCAGACTAAATCTGTTGTTTTAACAATTTTCTTGCATTCAGGACACAATGTTTCTTCAACTACCTTTTCATTTAGTTTTTCATTAGGACAACCGCATTTAGGACAAGATTCAGCTTTGTCCGAGAATTGATGGTTGCATTCTTCACAGTTTATTAGAGCCATACTATATGTTTTAATTAATAACTTCCACTATATGATATTATAAGAGTAGTAGCAATACCATCTTCATCTTTCTTCTTCTCATGTAGTGATGGTCGAAATAATGTGCTCCATAACCACATATACATTTCCCTTTTATTTGTTTACAACTACAACATCTCCACATTCTATTCTTTTTTAATGGCAAATATAATCAAACTTACAAATATGTCAGTGTGAAATTATCCAATTAATGACATTTTTGTAAGTGAATGGCAAATCAACGTCGAAATAATGAGTTACTTCTAAAGATTGCTAAGAGAATTAAGCAACTTCGTGAAGAGAGGAAGATATCACAGGATACCTTCTACATAGACACTGACATTCATATTGCCCGAATAGAGACTGCACAGGTTAATATCACTGTTAGTACTCTACAAGACATCTGCACTTACTTCAACATTACATTAGCTGAATTCTTCCAAGGTTTATAA